AAGAAGGCGAACCCCGACCTCGAGGCCGCGAACAAGCGAGCCACCGAGATCGACACCGCCTACGCCAACAGCCTCAAGGACGCCGCGCTCACCGAGGCGCTTACCAAGGCCGGCGTGACCTCGCCCGCGCTGCTCAAGGCAGCTAAGGCGCTGCACGGCTCCGGCCTGCAGGTGGTCGACGAGAACGGGCAGCGCGTGGTCAAGGCCGGCGAGAAGAGCTTGGGCGACTTCATCACGGAATGGGCTGGCAGCGACGAAGGCAAGCACTTCGTGGCGGCACCCGACACCACTGGCGGCGGTTCCCAAGGGAGCCGCGGCACCTCCACTCCCGGCGACAAGCTGCCCGACGTTACCGACCGCGCAGGGCGCGCGGCAGCGTTCGCGGCGCGCATCGCCAACGCATCCGAGGAATAAGCAATGGCTCTCAGCAACATGAAGGTCTTCAACCGCGAGGTGCAGACCGCGACCATCGAAACCCTGGCGCAGATGGTCGACAAGTTCAACCAGGCGTCGGCCGGCGCGATCGTCCTGACCCCGCAGGGCTTCGAAGGCGACTACCGCTTCGAGAACTTCTGGCAGGGCATCCACTCGGCCCAGCGCCGCGTCGATCGCTACGCCGTCAACTCGGCCGCATCCAGCACCCCGTTGCAGCAGCTGCAGGAGATCGGCGTCAAGGTGGCCGGCGGCTTCGGCCCGGTCCTGTGGGAGCCGGGCCAGCTGACCTGGGTGCAGAAGAACCCGGGCGAGGCCGTCGAGGTCATCTCGCGCAACCTGGCCGAGGCGATCCTGAAGGACCAGCTCAATACCGCCATCGCGGCGGCCTGCGCTGCCTTCGAGGCCGGTACGACCAACACCACCTACGACGCCGGCACCTCGGTCCTGTCGTACCGCCACATCAACCGTGCCCATGCCCTGTTCGGTGACCACAGCCAGCTGCTGGTGGCCGACGTCATGGACGGCGTATCCTTCCACAACCTGATCGATGCCAACCTCGCCAACGAGGCCACGCTGTTCTCCGCGGGCAACGTCCGCGTCGTGGACATCCTGGGCCGCCGCGTGGTGGTCACCGATGCCCCGGCGCTGCGCGAGACGCCCAGCACCACGACCAACGACGCCAAGATCCTGTCGCTGGTGGCCGGTGGCATCACGGTGTACGACGGTTCCGACCTGATCACCAACATCGATACCACCAACGGCAAGCTTCGCATCGAGACCACCTTCCAGGCGGACTACACCTTCGGCCTGGCGCTGAAGGGCTACCAGTGGGATGTCAGCAACGGCGGCAAGTCCCCGACCGACATCGAGCTGGCGACCGGCTCGAACTGGGACAAGGTGGCGACCAGCTGGAAGCACACCGCTGGCGTGCTGACCGTGTACGAAACCAAGTAAGGCAAAGGGGCCGGCTTCGGTCGGCCCCACTTATTCATGCTGACCGACCTCCCCGACGACTGGCAGCACCGCGACATCGCGGTCGCGCTTGGGTTCGTCACGAGGTTCGGCCTGGCAATCGATGGCGGTGCCCATCGTGGCACCGTCACCGCACAGCTGCTGCCGCGCTTTGAGCGCGTGGTGGCGATTGAGCCGGGTCCGCTGGCTGAGCGTATCCCGGCTGCGGCGGAGGTCATCCGTGCGGCGCTGGGCGACAAGGCCGGACGGTGCGACATGCGGGACGGCACGGAAAACACGGGGCAGCGCCACGTGGTGCCCGGTGACGCGGTTGACGTGATCACGCTCGACTCCCTCGGGCTGAATCCGGACTTCATCAAGCTGGACGTGGAGGGCTGCGAGTACGCGGCCCTGATCGGCGGCGAGCAGACGATCCGCACGTACCGTCCGGTGATCATGCTGGAGGATAACGGCCTGTCGGAACGCTACGGCGTTGCGCGCGGCGCCTGCCGCCAGCTGCTGGAGTCGTGGGGCGCGCGCCGGGTGGCCATCCGTAACAAGGACGAAATCTACGCATGGTGATCGCCTGCGTCCTGCGGTCCGGTGGCGACTTCGGGCCGGAGCACGTGCAGTGGCTGGCCCGGCAGGCGCCTGGCCTGGTCTGCCTGTCCGACGTACCCGTTCCGGGCGTGGAGACGCGCCCGCTGCAGCACGACTGGCCGGGCTGGTGGGCGAAGATGGAAATGTTCGGGCCGTCGCTGGAAGGCGACGTCCTGATGATCGACCTGGACACGGTGGTCCGGGAGCTTCCGGCGCAACCGGCGCAGACGACCGTGCTGCGGGACTTCACCGAACCCAGCGTGATCGGATCGGGCCTGATGTTCGTCACCGCGGCCGACCGGGCGCGCGTCTGGGAGGCGTGGCTGGCCGATCCGGCTGGGCACATGGCCAGCTGCACCCGCTGGCCGCGCTGGGGGGACCAGGGCTTCCTGCAGGACCACCTTGCCGACGCGGCCCGGTGGCAGGACGCAGAGCCGGTTTACAGCTACAAGGTGCACTGCCGCGGCGGCGTGCCGGACGACGCCAAGGTGGTCTGCTTCCATGGCAAGCCGCGGCCGTGGGCCGTGCGCGCCGACTGGATCCCCCCGCTGTACGTGGCGCCGGCGCTGCGCGACTTCCGCGACCTGATCCTTGCGCACCCGGGCAAGCGGTTCATCGTCATGGGCGGCGGGCCTTCGCTGGCGGCCGACCTCAAGGCGCTGGGGACGCGGGCCGGCGACGTGGTGATCAGCGCGAATGGGCACGGCGTGGACCTGCGTCAGCCGGACTACCTGCTGGCGATGGACCACACGCACACCGGCCGGCAGGTGCCCATGGGGCGCCACCTGCGCGAGCGATCGGCCGCGCCGATCATCTCGCCGCACGGCTTCGCCGATTACAGGATGGGCCACTGGCCCGAGTGTCCGCGCTTCGTCCTGTCGGGCATGGTCGCCGCCTGGGCGGCCTATGCGATGGGCGCCAAGGTCGTGTGCCTGGCCGGCATGGATGGGTATGCGGACAACGACTACACCGGCGAGGCGCAGAAGATCGCCCGCGACATTCATGCGCCGGTGCGCGTGGCCAGCGGGTTCCTGACCGGCGTATGGCCGGCGTACGACGCTGCCGAGCGCTTCGGCAAATACACCCCGCACACGTCCATCGACGGCCTGCGCGGGATCGACAACCAGATCCGCATCCGGGCGCGCAAGCCGTGCAAGGTGGGCATGGTCGAGCTTGAGCGCGGGCAGGAAATGACCGGCCTGCGGCACGAGTTCGCCCGGCTGCTCAGGCACCGCATGTTGGAGGAAGTCTAGTGGCCTTGATCGTCGAAGACGGCAGCGGCCTGGCCGACGCCGAGGCCTACATTTCGGTCGCCGACGCGGACGCCTACTTCGCCGCCCGCGGCAACGAGGCGTGGGCCGCACTGACTACCGAGAAGAAAGAGCAGGCCCTGCGCCTGGGCGCCGACTACATGGGGCAGGCGTACGGACCGCGCTGGTGCGGGGAGCGCGCCACGACCACGCAGGCGCTGGACTGGCCGCGCACGGGCGTGTGCGGCGTGGCCGACGACGTGGTGCCGGTGCCCGTGCAGCGGGCCAACGCCGAGCTGGCGGTGCGCGCCAGCACGGGCACTGCGCTGCTTGCCGACCAGGGCGTGCAGGTCGTGAGTGAGACCGTGGGCCCGATCAGCGTGACGTACGCAGCCGGGGCGCGGCAGGACGTTCGCTATGCGGCCGTGGACTCGGCCCTCGTGGCGGCCGGCCTGCTGTGCGGCGGCTCGCAGATCCGGGTGGTGAGGGCGTGATGAACGTCGCGGAGGCGTTGTGGCACATGGTCGTCCTGATGGTGGAGGCCATGCAGTACGCGGATGACGCCACGTTCCGCGCGCATGGGAAGCGTGGCGCGGCCTGGAAGGCGCGCAATGTCGTCCTGCGCGATCGCCTGAAGCAGAGTCGCGTCTGGGAAGCGGCGTGAGCCAGTTCAACTACGCCGCCACCGCTGCCACGGCCACGCGGCTGCTTGAGCGGTTTGGTGCGGCCTGCACGCTGAAGCGGCAGACGGCCGGCGCGTACGACCCCGTGCTGGGCTACGCGCCGATCACCACGACGAGCCTGGCGACCACGGCGGCGGTGTTCGCCTACGCCCAGAAGTACATCGACGGCACCCTGATCCTGCAGGGTGACCAGCAGGCGTACATGGCACCGGCGGTCGAGCCCAAGCAGGGCGACCTGCTCAGCTGGCAGGGGAAGGATTACCAGGTCGTGGCCGTCAAACCGGTGTCCCCGGCCGGCACCCTCGTCCTGTTCGAGGCGCAGATCCGTGGCTGACAGTCCGCAGGTGTTCGCGCTGGACCTGCAGAAGTTCATCGACAAGGCCAAGGCCGCGCCGCGTGACGTCGTGCGCAAGATCGGCATCGACATCGCTACCAGCCTGATCAACAAGAGCCCGGTCGACACCGGCCGCTTCAAGGCCAACTGGAACGTGTCGTTCGGCTATGTCGACCCGCTGACCACGCCAAGCACCGACAAGGGCGGCGGCAGGACGCGCGAGCGCATCCGGATCCAGCTCAACGGCTGGCAGGGCGGCGACACGATCTACCTCACCAACTCGCTGCCCTACGCGATCCCGCTGGAATACGGCCACAGCAAGCAGGCGCCGCTGGGCATGGTCCGGCTGACCGTCACCGAGTTCCAGACCTTCGTGCAGAACGCCGTGAAGGAGCTGCCGCAGTGAGCACCGAGGCCGTCCGAGCGATCCTCGAGGGCCGGCTCGCCACGTGGGCCGCCGGGCGCAGCACCCCGCTGCGCGTGGCCTACGAGAACGTGCCGTTCACCCCGGCCGCCGGCGAGACGTACCTGCAGGCTTTCCTCCTGCCGGGGCCGACGCTGTCGCAGGACCTCAAGGGCGACCACCGCGGCTACGTGGGCGTGTTCCAGGTGACGATCGTGCGGCCGGCGGGGACCGGCCGCGGCCCGGCGCTGAGCATCGCCGCCGAGCTCAACACTCTGTTCCCGGTAAACGGTCGCTACACCAGCGGCAGCGTGACCGTGCAAGTCATCACCCCAGCCAGCGCGGGCCCGGGCATTGCCGAGGCCGAGCGCTTTGCCATCCCCGTGTCGTTCCAGTACCGGGCCGATACGATCTAAACCGCGCGCAAGCGCATCCCCGAGCCGCCGCGAGGCGGTTTTTTTTGTGCCCGCGCGCCGGGCGAACTCAACGAGGAAACCGCAATGGCTGTCAGCCTGCCGAACGGTTCGACCGTCGCCATCGCCTCTGGCTATGGCTCGGAGAAGACCATTTCCGCCATCACCAACAACAACCCGGGCGTGGCCACTTCCGCCGCCCACGGCTTCAGCGACGGCGACTACATCGACATCGTGTCCGGCTGGGCGCGCCTGACCGACCGCATCGTGCGCGTCGACAACGGCGCGACCAACACCTTCGAGCTGGAAGGAATCGACACCAGCAACACCAGCCTCTTCCCGACTGGTGGTGGCGTCGGCACGGCGCGCTCGATCACCGGCTGGACCCAGCTGGCGCAGATCCTCGACAGCTCCAGCGAGGGCGGCGAGCAGAACTTCTGGACCGGCCAGTTCCTGGAGTCGGACCGCGAGATCCGCATCCCGACCACCAAATCGGCCGCCGGCATCAACTTCCAGATCGCCGACGACCCCAGCTTGCCGGGCTACCAGCTGGCCAAGGTCGCCAACGACGACCGCGAGCCGCGCGCGGTGCTGATCACCCTGAGCAACGGCCAGAAGCTGCTGTACAAGGCCTACATCAGCCTTGGCCTGATCCCGTCGCTCACCGTCAACGAGGCCATGACCGTACAGGTCACGCTATCGCTGCTGGGCGACCCGGTCCGTTACGCCTCGTAACGGAGCCGCTGAATGGCCAAGCTCAAGCTCAACCCCGAGCCGACCTTCAAGGCCAAGGTGCCGATCCCCGTTCCGGGGTCGGCACCGGCCAAGGTCGAGTTCACCTTCAAGCACAAGACCCGTCAGCAGGTCATGGCCTGGCTGGAAGAGCGGCGCGAGGACGACGAGGTAGGCGTGTTCCGCGAGATCGTCGCCGGCTGGGAGCTGGACGACGAGTTCAGCGACGAGAATATCCGCCGTCTCTGCGACAACTACGCCGGCGCCGGGTTCGCGGTGCTGCAGACCTACCTGGACGAGCTGCGCGGCGCACGCCTGGGAAACTGAAAGCGGCGGTGCGGGCGCTGTACAGCGGCACCAAGGCCAAGCCCGACGCCGCCGCGCTCGCCGTGTTCGGCCTGACTCCCGAAGACTTCCCGGAGCTCGACGACACCGTCGAGATCTGGCCAGACAACGACACCGCCGTCCGCGTGTTCTGCGCGATGCAATCCCAGTGGCGCGTCGGCTTCGCCGGCGCCACCGGCATGGACTACGCGGCGCTGCCCGCGGTGCTTTCCCTCCTCGGCATTCCGGCCGACGAACACCCCGACACCTTCGACTGCCTCCGCGTGATGGAGGCAGAGGCGCTGACCGTGATGGAGAGTAAACGTGGCTGACATCGCCTCGCTCGGCATTAAGGTAACGACCGATGGCGTGCAGCAGGCCGCGTCCGACCTCGACAAGCTGGGCAAGGCCGCTGACTCCGCAGCGGATGGCGTCCAGAGTGCCGCCGCCGCCGCCCAGAAGTCGCGCAACTCGTTCCAATCTGGCGCGGCTCCGGTCAAGCAGTACCGCGATGAGCTGTCGCGCCTGCTGGGGCAGATCGACCCTGTAACCAAGAAGTTGCAGGACCTGGACAAGCAGGAGGAACGTCTCCGCAAGTTCCGCGCGGCGGGTGCCATCGACAGTGACACGTTTGCCGACTACGCCAAGAAGATCGAGCAGGCGCGCACGTCGCTGACGGGGTTCAGCGACAGCACCGGGAAAGCGGCACTCTCCTCCAAGCAGCTGGCGCAGGCGACCCGCCAGCTGCCCATGCAGTTCACCGACATCGCCACGGGCCTTGCCAGCGGCCAGAAGCCGCTGCAGGTGCTCCTACAGCAGGGCGGCCAGCTCAAGGACACCTTCGGCGGCATCGGCCCCGCGCTGCGCGCCTCGGCCGGCTACATCATCGGCCTGATCAACCCCATGACGGTGCTCGCCGCCGCCGCGGCCGCCCTTGCGCTGGCGTGGAAGCAGGGCAGCGACGAGCTGGTCGGGTTCAACCAGGCGCTGGCCAGGACCGGAGGCTACGTCGGCAGGACCGCGCAGGACCTGCAGGCGCTGACCACCGAGCTGGACCTGGTCGCCGGGATCAGTCGCGGCGCGGCGTCCGAGGCGCTGCTCAAGACTGCAGCGTCCGGCCGGTTCGCCGGGGACCAGTTCCTCGAGGTTTCGCGCGCGGCCGCGCTCATGGCCAGCGCGACCGGGCAGTCGGTCGACGAGACGATCAAGAAGTTCGTGGAGCTGGGCAGGGCGCCCGTCGACGCACTGCTGCGCCTGAACGAGACCGAGCACTTCCTCACGCAGGCCCAGCTGGACCGCGTGCGCGCCCTGGAGGATGAGGGCCGCGAGCAGGAGGCGGTGGCCGAGGCCATTCGCATCTACAGCGACAACCTGAGCGAGGTGGCCAGGAAGTCCCGCGACGCCCTGCCGGCCATGGAGAAGGGCTGGCGCGCGATCAAGGACGAGATCACCGGCGCGTGGGGCGAGCTGGGCGTCTACCTGAACCTGGTCAGTGAGTTCTCGTCCCAGAACATCCCCGGATTCAGCACTGGCGGCTTCCTCAAGCAGTTCGCCACAGCCAGCCTGCCGACCACCCGCCTGCGCATGTTCAACCGGCGTGCCCGGCAGGAGCTGCGCCCGGACTTCTCGAACGTGCAGGGGTCGCCGACAGTCGACTCGGCCGCCGAGCGTGCCCGCATGGAGGCGGAGAAGGAACGCGAGAAGCAGCGCGAGTCGTTCATGGCGCAGGAGCTGCGCTACCTGGATGACAAGGCGCGCAAGACCCGCGACATCGCCGATGTCGAGGCGCTGGTCACCAAGGGCGTCATCACCCGCGAGGAAGCCACCAAGCGCATCACCCAGATCGAGGACGCCTACGCCCGCCGGGCCTCCAAGGGAAGCCGCGCCAAGGAGGTCGACGAGGAAGCCCGGGCACTGGAGCAGCTGATCAGGCGCTTCGAGAGCATGTCAGACCAGCTGGACCGGCAGGTGGCGCTGTACGGCAACACCTCCCATGCAGCGGCGGCGGCTTACGACATCCAAGTCGCCGGGCTGGACAAGGTCAACCGTGCGTTGGCCGACCAGATCCGGGGGAAGGCCCAGATGCTCGACATGCTAGAGCTGATGGAAGAGGCCGAGCGCGTCGAGCGGGACAACGCCGAGGCCCACGCCCGCCGGATGGAGAACAACGCGCAGCTGATCTCGGACATGCAGTTCGAGCTGAACCTGCTGGGCCTGTCCAACGAGGCCCGTGAGCGCGAGATCGCCCTGCGCTACCTGTCGGCCGATGCCACCGAGGAGCAGATCGCCGCGGTGTCGTCGCTGGCTGACCAGCTCACCCGGGCGCGCGAGGCGGACCAGAACTGGAACGAGCTGAGCCGGAACATGGCGCAGAGCTTCCAGGACATCCTCGACGGTTCCGTCCGCGCAACGGACGGCATCAAGAACTTCTTCGACAGCCTCAACAGCCAGATCCTGCGCAACATCACGCAGGACTGGGCGGACGCTCTGACCGACTGGCTCAAGACCCTCGGCAGTGCCTCGGCGGGCGCTGGCGGTGGGGGCGGCTGGATTGCCGGTCTCCTCGGCGCCTTCGGCTTCGCCTCCGGCGGCTACACCGGCAACGCCCCGCGGAACGCGGTGGCAGGCGTCGTGCACGGGCAGGAGTACGTGCTCAACGCTGCCACGACCCGCCGGCTGGGCCG